GGTTATTAGATAACAATATTTCCCTTAGTACGGTAATAGCACCAGACTTTGACTATAGCTGGTATAAATTTGTGAGCTCTCAACAGTTTACTATTGTCGAAACAACAATACCGTATTCTCCTATTGATAAAAGCTTATGTCATCCACAATCAATATGTTTAGCACTTTTATATCCAGAGGAATTTGACTGGAATACTGATATTTTATTTGGATATATTGAATCTACAAACTCTGATGTCCATAATAAATTAAGTTATAAATTATCGATATATGCAAATCCAATTATCTTGTGGCCAAATTCTAACGATATAAACTGTGATGATATTAACTTATGGAACATAACTAATGACGATATAACTTTATTCGATGCACTTAAACAGTTTTATACTAATAATAATGTTACGTTACCAGATTATAATTCACTCAATACAGTCCTATCTAAACTAATCTGGATATTCTTAAACTATTACATCAATGAAGACGTAAATATAGATGAGTTAAGCGAACTGACACCACAAACACTTTTAGAATTAGCATATCAAATTAAAGTATGTCATCACATATATGAGAACGTTATAGTATCATGAATACAACAGATTTATTCTTTAACATCATCAAGTATTACGCTACTAATGACGACTCATTATTGAGTGATAAAATACGTTCTATAGCAAACGAGCAGCTTGATATTGCTTCACAGTTTTTTGCGAAATTTGTTCAACTGCCTGCTTTTACTGGATATGACAGCGATAATTTGTTTGACTTTGTACTTCATTGGTATGCTGCTGCTAGAACAATTATAACTTTACATAAAAACATTAGCGATCCATACACACTAGATGACGAAAGTATTAATGAATATATTAAATCAATGGGATTTATATATCCTGAATATATTCCTGCTAATAATAAACCTACATTTTTGTTAGAGTTAGCTAACTTATACAAAATTAAAGGATCTCCACAAGCGTTAATTAAGCTGCTACACTTTTTAAATTATACGGATGTAAGATTACTTGAATTCTGGTTAGTAGCAGATGAGAGTGTAGATAGCCTTACATATGATATAGATTTCAATTACGATGATCCTATATTACCAAAACAGCTATTATTCGTTGGCAAACAAGTTGAACGAATGCTCACTGATCATCCATTAGAAATTAGATATACGTATGAACAGTTTAAAGAAAAATTTAAAGATGCTCATTGGTTTTTAAATGAACAGCAAATTCAGCATTTAAATGCAGATTTAAAACTTAGTCTACCATCGCTAACACCATTTTTCGGATTATTTAATTGTCAATATCTTACAAAATGGTTTGAAACATATGCTATAATTAGCAGACTTATTAAACAAGAATATCAACAATACATAGACAGTGGTACTGTATATCGAATACATTTACTAAGACCATTTGGAAAAATTTCGTTGCTAGAATGTGTGTTGGCATTATGGTGGGCATTTTATGTACAATTTGAATTTATAGATCCTGTGACGAATGAATTAGATACAGAAAAATTTGCTACTTTAGTACCTGATGAACAAAAAGCACATTTATGTTATGTAGTAGATATAGCGAATCAATTGGATAAAGATACATTTGTTGATGATTTTAACAGTGTCTTTAGATCCAAACCAAAAACTCGTAGCGAATTACGTGCAAAAATACAAGAGTATAAAGACAAGTTTCTACATAAATGGAATTACAGTATACTACCTAATCCACAAGACATTAGAACGTTACTAGAGACATTAAATCCAGATTTGTTCAACTGGTTGTATAATCAACATACAGATAATCTAAAACATACGATTAACGAACTGTGGAGTGTATTAGATTTCATTACTGGTTCATTGGACTTAGCATTATCAACATTCTCTAATACATTTGTCTTTGAAGGTACAGATATTTATACAGTAATTAATTTCTTTAAACCAATATATGCAAGGCTCATTAATGTTGCATACTTAATTGAAATATCTACTACATTCGATCATGTAGTAATAGATGATAATGTACATATGACCATCTATCAGTATGCTATGACTCAGTTTGAGAGACATAGGGATTTTATTTACGATAGTACTGACACATTCGATGCACTACAATACTTAATTTTCACTGACGTGCACGAACATATCGAGCAAACAATTAACGAATATGTATCAGCTGAATACGATAAGTATGACGAAAATGGTAAATTTGATACTCGTCATACAATTATAACTATGATGAGTATAAGGCCATATCTATACGTTAATACACATGTTTTATTAAACGATGAATTTTATGCATTAATTAAACAATATATTCCAGACGGTTTAGCTACTGATTTTGTCAACTTTGATGAGAGTGGATATTTTGATCACAATAGAGCACTTAGCATTAACGATATAGTGCAGACTAAATTAACTACAGTACTTAATGATTCCGGATTTATTGCATTAAATGGTGTAGATTTTGATAAAAATGGAATATTCGATAATCCAAAAACTACGATATACTATGACACACTACTTACTGATATTAGGGTCATAGCACCCCTATTGTCAACCATACTAGACAAATGTCATAATCATATTACAAACGCTATGCTTAGTGGACTTGGCGATGATGCTGAGCATGTTGATTTTGATAAAGGTGGTGTATTTGACTCAATGAGACATAGTTACATATATGACGGTCTTGAAATTTCTTTCACATAAAAGGAGTATCATATGATCATATTAGACTCAGTTTGTAAACTTAGAGATGCTGTATCCTTTACCAAACCAAAAGGATACGTACAAATATTCGAACATAATAAACGCACAAATTGTTTCAAATTACTAAATGGTGGTAACAATCATATTGTTTACACAGGTCGTGAATGGCTTCCACAACGTGTATTTAATGTAAACAGAGATCCTGCTATTCATGCTAATGAATGGAGTGTGTACTGGTTTGGTCTTGGAACTGGTGGTGCTACTATGGATGATCCATTCAATCCATTAGAAGTGCAACTTACTGATGAAGAGCTTGTCAACCCAATTGTTATTGATGCATCTAATCCAACATACGCGGATGGTGGTAAAAAAGCTCCATTTGATGATGTTCAAATTTTGCAAGATCCAGATGAAAACAATAAATATCTGCTAGCACAAATTGATATTACCATTACAGCAGCTACTGGAGATAAAGTTAATGAATGTGGCTTATATATAAGTGAATCACATGAACCTACAGCAACTACGTTTGTGTTATTTGCGAGATATACATTTTCTACAGTAGAACTTACAGATGATAGAGATATTTTGTTTAGATGGAAAGTATGGTTTTAATGTGTTCAATTTGCTGTAATTACTACATATAGCAAGTCTTATGTATTTGATACACACACAAAATTAAGAGGAGGATATTATGGCTATACATATTGTTCCAGGAGTTTACTCCACGATAGTCGATTTATCGACTTATGTACAACAAGTACCATCAACTATAGGATTTGTTGCATTCTTAAGTGACTATGGCGAAGATAATAAATTGAAGTTTAAATCTAGTCAAGAAGAGTTATTTAAAGAATACGGCAAGCCAAATATTAATACCTATGGTAAAGAGTTTGGACAAGGTTTATACATTGCTAATAATTTCATTGTACAATCTGGAAGTGAATATGTAATGAGAGTTCTCCCTGAAGATGCTACATATGCTAACTTGAAGTTTTACATCGATTCTAGTAATTTACTTAAACTGGAACCTGATACTAATATCAATTCTGTTGAAGAAATTGAAACAAGATTAGTTGATCCTTCACAAAAAGTTATATACATCATCGTTCCTATTGGACGTGGTGATGCATATAATGAATTTTCCGTAAACTTTACACCTTCTCTCACTGATAGTGAAGCATATGTTTTAGACGTATATAGAAAAACAGCTGATGGTGATGATGTAATAGCAGAGTCTTTTACTGTCAGTTTTAATCCTACTAAAACTGATTCATCTGGTGAATCAATGTTTATTGTAGATGTACTTAAAAGATATAGTCAATATCTCAGAATTTATGTAAACGAAACTAATTTATCTGAACTTAATACATTAGCTACCAAGACAGTACTTGATTATACTGATACGCCTCCTTCCAGTCCATCCGCTAACGATAAATACTTAGTTGCTGATGGTGCTACTGGTGATTGGCAAAATCATGATGGTGAAATAGCTACTTATGACGGATCTTCATGGACATTTAGTAGTCCAGCACAAGGTATGGTCGTAAAAGTAGAAGCTACTGATACTAGATACTATTATACTGGTGATGTATGGCAAGTATTTGAACCATATTCTTGTGTATATACAGCAACATCTTCAGATAATCATAGCTATAAGAAACTTGGTAGTGGTAGTGTAGGTTCATTGCTAAATTCTGATGGAACAGTTAATGCAACAGTTGCTACTCAAATTTTAGCACAAGCATATAGTGGTCTTATTGATGACTTAGTAGTCGATAAAGACAAAGTATATTTTAATATGGTATGGGATGCTGGTTATCCTACTGATGTCAAGAGTAGCATTGTAGACTTAGTTGCCAATTTAAGGAGAGACTGTTTTGGATTTGTAGATAATGGAGATAATCCAACCGCAGAAGCTGCCCTACAGAAACGTCAAAATGATCATAAATGGAATACACCATACGCAGCACTATATGAGCAATATACAGAAGTATACGATGAGTTTACTGGCCGTGATATATGGGTAAGTCCTATGTATCACATGTCTACAATAGTTCCAAAACTAGATCGCACAGGTGAGATATGGTTTGCTCCAGCTGGTTTAAATAATGCTGTTATTGATTGTAAGAGGATGCGTTACAATCCAAAAGAAGGTCATAAAGAACAATTCTATTTGAACAGAATAAACTACTTTGTTGAGTTCAATGTTGGTATATGTGTATGGCAAGATTTGACAATGCAGTTTAAGTCTTCTAAACTGGAAAATATTCCAGTTGTTCGTATGGTTCTTTATGCACAAAGAGCATTAGATCGTTTTTGTAAATTCTATATTTACGATCAAGCTGACGAAATCACATTTGATAGTATTAAATCTGAAATAGTCACGTTCTTATCTGATTTAAAGAGACGTAGAGCTCTAAAATCGTTTGACGTAAAAGTATATCAAACTCCATATGATGTAAAGACTAAGACTATTAGAGTTGATGTGATACTTGAACCAATTCTGCCAATCGAAAAGATCGAACTTACATTCTTTATCAAATAACAACGATGAAAACATTAATACAGCTGTTACAGTCATTAGTATCGGTAGCCGCAAAAGTAGTATTAGCGGCTACCGTATTTTTCGGTACATTTTTTGGTATGTACGCTGTCAAAACAATGATACCTACAACTGTTAATGTAACAGTTAAAACCGATGTAACAGACCAAAAGACAACAGCTACATCACATAAATATCTTACAGTTGCAATTGTAAATTCATATAATTATAAACACATTTGTGCAAAACCTCAAGTTGACGGATTCGTTCATCAACTTCATATATACGAAAAACATAGTAACATCCGATTTACAATTGTTAGTTATTACTTAGAGTCAAAACTTAAAAATACAACAAAATTTCTAATACAAAAACAAGCTAATATAATTTTAAGAGAGATTGCTACTTTAAACCCAGATTACATATTCACAACTGATGATAATGCATTTTTATACGTCGGACTGCCTTTAATAAATCAGCACAAACGTGTGTATTTTTCAGGCATAAACTTTCCGTTTAAATACTATAAACAATTCCTGACTGAAAATGAATTGCACTATGTGTCGGGTGTCGAAGAATATATCCATCTAGATAAGTTATTTACTCTTCTTGATCATACTAATATTACAGTTACCAATGCATATATACTGGCAGATAGTGAAACTCATGGTAGTACTACTAACAAAGCTATATTAAATAATGTTCTTGAACAACTGTCTACACGAAATTTTCAAACGTCAATATATCATATTTCGACCACAACAGAGTTAATACAGACATTGAAACGACTTAATCAACAAAATCTTGGTTTATTATTTATTGTTACGCAAAGAGTTTTTGATCCAGCTAATAGAAAATATATTGATTTACTTGATACAAGTACTATTGTAAGTGGAATAAATAAAAAACATATCGAAGTATCCTTTAATCCTATACTTGCACAACGAGCTCATATTTGTTTAACAATTTCTCCAAACTTTTACGACATGGGTAAACATGCAGCTAATCTTATGATACAGGACTTAACTAAATCAGTTATTGAACATCGTATTGAACAAACGACAACAATACTAAGTTGTTCATTTGATCGTCTGCAACAACTTGGTGTTGAAGATATTTACTTAAATAATATAAATTTATTTGATAAAGTGTTTTAATTATGAAAAGTATATTTGATTTACTATGTGACGATTGGAAAACAATGTTCCAAGCCTTACTAATACTGATTGCGTTTATAGCCTTAGCAATCAGTACTATCCATTCCATAAAAACAGATTTACAATGTATTACGCTTTCTAAATCGGCAAGTGCTGTCAGTCTAGATGAAGGACAGTACATAATTAAAAGAGCTAAACAAATTATCGTAAAAAATAAAGACGGAAAGACTATAGGATTTATATTCTCGTCACCTTGTCTTGTAAATTTGTACGTAGAGAAAAATACAAATGATAACTTAATCTTCAAATTTATTGTCGTCAAACCACAATAAATCGAACAGAGTATGAATATGGAAAACTTGATCTTATCGAATATCTCATTAGTTAAATTAGTATCAATTCTCTTACTAGCATGTGCAATATTGCTAGTAATCACATTTACTGTAGCACGAAATAATAAAACGTTATCCGATATATTATCTGATGAATTAACAGATTTTCGCAATAAACTTCTAGAGCTCGAAACATCAATAACAACTGCAAAAGAAAAACTAAATTCAATTTTTACAACTCAGCAAGAAAACAGATCAGAAATTAAGACTATAATATCTGATTTAAATGATACAAATAAAGAACTTCATGAACTTTGTTCAAAGTTAGATTTATTCGTTAAGTTCTTTTCAAATTCACGTAAAGGAGAGTAAACATTATGGCAACTAACAACTCTTGGAAAGAATTACTTAATAACAGATTTAATAGACATTTTGGTGGTACTAAACAGGGTGTAGCGGATAGATACATATCTGGTTTCTTTTGGGTATACTGGACTGATTTGCCACCTAAACTACAAGAGTATTCTGGATTGTCATTAACGGACATATCCAAAGTGTTAACAGCATCATGTTCAGCAGTAACAACTATTCCAGCTGTTACTATTAATAAAGCTACTGCCACTGGTCTTGGTGGTGTAAACTATTCATATCCAAGCAATGTAGACATTGGAAACGAGTTTGCTACTAGACATGATGAGTTTAGTGGATTACCAATTTATCGTATACTGCATGGATGGACCAAACTGATTAGAGATGTAAGAGGTGGTACATCCAATTTAACAGGTGATGACTATACTAAATCACAATATAGCTCTACTATATTTTATTGGACAACCAAACCAGATGGATTGACAGTTGAGTATTGTGCATGTTATACTGGATGCTTTCCAAATAGAGCTAATGAAGATGCTTTTGCACATGATGTTGGTACTAACGATTTAACATCTCTCGAAACATCTTGGAATGTCGATGTTCCATATGAGATGGAAGACTGGGTTGTTCAAAAATGTACATCATTAGCTAACTCCATTTTTGCTGATAGAAATACTATTTATCAGCGCCGTGAAGGTGTGTAATTTCAAGCATAACGTACCTCCCTCCTTTCTTTTTGCACAAGTCGGTAACAGCTGTCATGTTGCTGGCTTGTGCACACTTCTTTTTATCCTGCCACATATCATGCCATACATGTCTTCTGAGCATTTGATTCACTAACACACATAAAAATATTTACTCACAAAAAGGAGGCGTTCACATGTTGCCAAATTTTAGTTATCCCGTTTATACTGTTGTATGTCCACAGTCTAAGTACACTTATGACGTAAGGTGTTTAGTTGTTGGAGATGAAGATAGATTACTACAATCTTCTACATTTGCATATAGTGTACTAGATAATATCAACAAAGTCATTTGGAGTTGTATTGTTAATAAACCCGATAACATTACAGATTTTAATGCATTTTTAGCTAATACTACACAAAAAGATAGAGATGCATTTGTATACTCTATACTACAAGCCTCAGATGAAGATAAACAAGTAATAGATGTTACATGTGCATATTGTGGAACTAAACAAACGGTTGAAGTAAGCCTAGAATCATGTTTTAATGCAAACATATATCCTGGTGAACCTGGTGAAATGATTAACAATGTTGTTGATGTTAATGTAGAGCTAAAAAATCACATTGTTAATGCTAAGCTTAAAGTTCCAACATTAGCTAAAGAAAAAGAAATATTTTATCATTTTGGTCAAAGAAATTTACCATTACATGTTCTAACACTATTACTACATATATCTGAATTAAACATTATCGATAAAAAGATAGATAAACCTGTTCAAGAAGCAAAGATACTTCCAGATATTGAAGCAACATTAGTGCCATTACCTCATAAGGTAAGACGTAAATTGACTAAAGCAATTTCTGATAATTTTGCACAATATGGCATGAATCTGCAATATAAATTTTTCTGTTCAAAACCAGATTGTGGCAAAGAAAATATTCATGAATTGGACGTAACAGATTTGCTTTTTCGCACCATTATCTGATCCTGAAGCTAGAGATAAGTTTGAAAAAGATAGATGCATGAACATCATGTTTATGATGCAAGAGTTACACCAGCCATATGAATCCATATTGGCAATGCCTGTATATAGATTTAAGCGAATTATTGACTTAAAGCTTAAACAGCTTGAAAAGCTAAACAAGAAACTTGAAGAGATCACAAAAGACATGTCTTAAAGCTATTATTCGATAGCTCTTTAGTCTATTATATTCAAACACTATAAACACTTCCATATGCTCGGTTATTCAATGGAGAGATTATCATGGCCATTAAAATAGCAGGATATGATCCTGATAGACTTTTTGCTAAAAACGATAAAGTAATCGGATACGATAGAAAAATTGTACAAAATGATTTTAAGCAATTACATGGTAAAGAGGTCGTTTTACAATGCGCCAATTCTATATTGTCCACTCCAAGAGGAGTTCGCTTAAAAGATTGTTCATTTGGTAGCGAGCTTTATAAATATGTATATAGTCCTAGTGATGAAGAAACTGCACAAGCCATTAGAGAAGAAATTATTAGATCTTTTGAAGAACAAGACGAACGGTTAAAAGTGAAATTTGTTACCGTCTTATTTCATGGTGCTAATAAAGGATTTACGGTAAATGTATCATTAGCATTACCAAGTGGCAAAAAATACGAAACTCAAGTTGTTATTACTCCAGAAACATTTACGTTTCTTAAGTCTGTGGGAGACTAATATGGAATCGTATAGCAGATTTTTCGAATATGTTAAACAGTCTAATAAATTAGTATACGATTATTATGCTTCGCATGCACAATCCTGTTTATGTATATACTTTAATATTAACAAAGAACAAAGCATATATGATAACGATAAACTTGATGGTGGGAGCTATGAATTCTATGGTTCTGCTAGTGGTATAAGATATACAAAAATCATGCTATTACCAGTATACTTTGTAGAACCAATTCAGCCAACATATAGTGCTGAAGAACGTGGTTATATACATGAAACTACAAGTTCAATCGTTATACCATCATCCTATAACATTATTCCATATGAACATGATCTAGTATATTTTCCATCAGAGCTTAATCCCTCAACTAAGTATCCTGTTTATGAAGTTATAGGAATAGAGAAGTCAACTGATACTCAAGTCACTATGTGGAAATGTAATATCCGTAGTGCACGAACAAGTTATAACGTAATTGACGACCAAGTTGTCGAAACAAAAGTATGGTTTGAACCAACAAAGACAATTTTATCTGCAGAAACAGCATTAAATGCTTACAAACTCATGGACATTAAAACACGCAATATAGAGCAACTTAAAGGATACTATCATGTATCGGGACTTTTTATTTTTTGAACGAAAACTGAGTCCATTTTATATTAAGCAGTATATAACAACCTTGTACGACTATGATAATAAAATGCCATATATCCTTGGTCATATGTTCAAGCAGCTAACACAAATAGCATCATATGCTAATACTCAATTAATACCACACTTCGATAAGGGAGTATTTCATGTCACAACTAAGTGATAAAGTCAAAGTATTTACTTCATACGATAATATCAGACTTCAAGTCATAGACTTATTGTTATCGGATTTAGGGTTATCTGAAACTGATTTACATAGAGGCACATTTGTCTCTTACATGATAGATATGTTATCGTTCCTAACTAGTAATCTTATGTTCTATAGTGGTATGTCATATCAAGAAGCTTTTATGACATTAGCACAGCTTCCTGAATCCGTATATAACTTATCTGCATTCTTGGGTTATAAACCGCAAAATGCAAGACCATGTGAATGTGATGTGCTAATACAAATACCATTAGGTGATATATCTGATGCAGTCACTATAGCATTTCAACAGGATCATGCGTTTAATGCTGGAGATATTAAATACAGATTAAAATATAAAGTAGAAGTCACAATAGATAATGCAAACAATTATTATTCAGTGACTGTTATCGATCCTAATAATGGTGTCATATATAATTTACCATATATCATACAAAATAATAAACTTGCATTTACCGTATCAACTGTTCAACAAGATAAACTAGAATTCAGTATCGTATCGAATCCAATAAAACAAATATATACATTTAGCAGATATGCAATTGATTTTGAAAATCAATTGGCAGACATAGAGGTCTATGTTAATGACGAACCTTGGAATCAATTTGACTCTGTATACTTAATGAGAGCATCTGATCCAGGATATGTAGTAAGAACTACTGAAACTGGTGTCATAATAATGTTTGGTAACGGTATTTTTGGTAAGCAACCACCACCGTCAAGTTCAATTAAAGTGATAGCATATGTTACATTAGGTGAAGATGGTAAAATTGTAGCTGGTGCTATTAAACGTGGTGACAGAATATACTACGATACTCCACAAGGTCGTAAACAATTGTTATATGAATGTACAAATCCATCGTCTTCAATTGGCGGTCAAAATATAGAAAGTATTGATGATGTCAGACATAATGCATTAATTAATATGCAAGCACAAAAAAGATTAGTTAGTAGATATGATTATTCGAACTTTGCAACTATTACAAAATTTCCATTTCATGATACAATATCTATTTTGAAAAGATCCGACTTGAAATGTAATGAAGCAGCTCTATATTCAATCTTTAACTTTAACAATGATATCGTTCCTACACGTACTATTTTAGTTAGCGGTAAACTAAGTAATATGCATTTAATGCCGTTAACAGAATTAACATATGATGGAGAAACGTATTACAACTTATTTGAGTACATTCCTCAAATCAATAGCAAATTTGTAATGACGTACTACTATGCTAATTCTGTGATGTTTGTACCTACTGTTGTAAATAGTGCATTACAGCAAGATGATATTGTCGTTACAAAGGGATATATTAACGTTGACACAAGTACTCAGATTGCAACAATTGAACTATACGTGCAAGTTGATGACTTGTCCAATTACGAAACTGTACTACGAATTAAAAAAGATGATTTTGACACGACATATACTATGAATAATCAAGAAGTACAGAATGTTAAGAAATTTTACATTAGTATGCCTCTTCATGAAATACCATCATCAACATTACAATTTTATTTCATAATACGAAACGTAAATACTGATGTTCAAGTTTACTATTTAAGCACACAACAAATCGTCAAACAATCATTAGAAGAAGTTTGTTTTTCAAACTTTGTATGGTTAACTGATAATGCTTATATCACAGAAGAAGACGAAATTTTATATCCTGTTCCTGTTGTCAAAAAAGATTGGTATGACAATTTATTAGAAGAAGAACGAAGTGCATTCAATACATCACTCATAAACAAATTTGTCAGTCAGTCAGCGTCAATTTATAGAATGACTAATTCAGCGGTTAATATTCAGTTTGGTAACACATATGGTAAGCTAACAAATATGGAGCATAATAAAACATCATTCAATGTTCGAACAATGTCATTACTAGAACCTCCTAACGACGTTACTGTAAATGATACATTTGTCGTAGCAGCATTTGGTGATAAAATAATAGATACATCAAATCCATGGTATGGTCAAGAAAAAAAGATTGCTAAATGCATTAACGATAATCCAGTTGAATGGTCATTCATTGACCCTTCACTATCCACCATCGTACTAAATAATGAAGACGATAAGAAGTATATATGGAATGGTGATAAATGGTTTGATGTAACGTCATTACAGCTACCGTTAACTATAGAACTAGAAGTATTTACAGATCCACAATATCAAAGTTCTGGTAACATAGCCACTGAAGTTAAAAATATACTATATGACTATTTCTCTAGTCAGTTCGGTTTATTGAAACCATTATTTAGAGCAGAGCTTATTCGTATAGCACAATCAGTTCCAGGTGTTGTTTACTGTAGAGTAATCAAACCAGAATTTGATATATTCTTCAATTTTAAAATTAGTGATTTATCGGATGATAAATTATTTGAATTTGTTCCAGACTACATATACTTTACACCGGATAATATTCACATCATAACAAATGTATATTCAGCATCAGTAGAGGAATAGTTACATGAACGAGCTTCATAAAACGTTACAGTTCATATTCTTGAGAGAATTACCACAGTTATCTGATATTTGTTATTATCCATCTATGAATCAATATCTTTCTAAACTAAGAAAAGTTGTAGATGAAACAGATATTACGTTCAAAAAAGACTTTAAAATGTTGAAGAATGAAGTTACTGCCATATTGTTATACATAATTCAGACTAGTAATAATATTGACATTTTACTGCTTGCATATAAAGTACTTACGTTGCATATATACGGAATTTTAATGCGAAAATTTATTAGATTTTGTGATAAGACACGATTACGAATGGCATTAGATAAGTTACATGGTAAGCATTTGTTCAAACGGATGGGTATAGAAAAGGCATTGTTATATACAGCGGAGAGAATATACAAACGATATGAAAAAGCAAGGACGGAAGAAGAAGTCATAAAAATGTTTCTTGAGCTAAGGACAGCATTAGCTCAAATGATCAGAGCATTAGCTAGACGATATTATGCACTAACACCTGAAGATATAAAACAACATGAAGAACAACTCAATAGAAAGTTAGCACCTATAATTGTTAAAAGCATTCAACACCAAACTTTTCCACAATGTCTAGAATATGCAGTCACTAATGTGTCACCAATCAATGTTCAAGATGTTGTTTACTGTGTTAAACAACTGCAGTCAAATTCCATTCAGCTGCAAGACTTCTTTATTTTACTATTATCGGGTGTCACAAAAAAGACACAATTATGTTCAGTACTATGGCAAAAAAGTAGACTTAAATTGATTACAAACAAATCAGCATTATATACATATTTACATGACATATTTAAACATAGTAATATTAACTTGTATATCGCTCTCACCAAATATTATCTTTGCGTAATTAAACAACTATTCTGTTAGACGTCCTGCCTAAGACTTTCCTTTCTGATTCATCCAATCCATAATCCGCCAATACGTTAGCAGATGCATTCACATCATTATTCGTAATATCTGGATAATCCTCTCGTAATCTTAAGTCTAACTTTGGACGTAATGAATTAGCTACATCACGTTTAGCATATGGCCTAAGTGTGGATGGATCTAGATGAGCTAATGACGCTTTAATTGCATCATCAGGTATTGGTTGTGCTGATGCTTTGGTTGCTATATCTCGTAATGTTCTATTTAGAAAGTTACTATCTGTTGGATTGTTCATTAGTTGACCAGTTAAGGAAGATGATTGCTGTTTAGTTACTATATCTTTTGCTTGTAACTGTTCTAATAATGTAGGTGTCTTACTAGAACTTGTTGTTAAATTCGCTAACAATGAGCCATCTTTCAATAAAGTAAGACCACGTTCGTAGTCTTTAAGCAATGATTGAGTATCAGGACTCTGTAGCATGTTATGCATATCATTAACTAACTCACTATCTGGATTACTAATACTTTCAGGTAAATTATTTTGTAAATATGAACTAAACTGTTGTACATTTAAAGTAGTACTAGCTTGAGCTACATCAGTTGGTAAAGCTGTTGTAGGTGTTGCTGGTTGATTAGATGGAGTTGGTGGTGTCAATGTAGCTAATTTAAACTCAAATCCTTTTACTTCTCTTGGTGTTGCCATTGTAGCTAAATAGTCTACAATATTCGTTTGTTGTCCATTACCACCTAGCATAGTACTAAATAAATCTATTAACGTAATACGAACATCAACAATTGCAGGAATTTGATTAAAGGCTATTGCTATTGTGTCACCACCTTTTGTGACTGCTATATCTGCAAATGCACCATATTTCAGTTTAAATAATCCAGGTGCATATGCTTTGCAAAAGAATGGCCAGTCATATGTAAATCCATCATCACTGTATGGTACTACAAATAGTAACAATGTGGCTAATGGTGTAATAATATGCTTAAACGTAGAATTAACGTCTCCTGGATTAGGATTGTATAATCTAATAGTAAACGAATATGAAGTCGAATAATTGGAGTCTCTCCATACTTTTGGAAATTCTATTTTATGACCCTGGAATAAATTAGCTATAGCTCTAGTAGATTGATTACCACCCATAGCTTGTTCTAATGCAGAAGCTGCACCAGTGACTTGTCCAGCTATACCTAATAACGTATCAAGAAAAAATCCACCACCTTTTTGTTTAGCATTCTGCTTCATCTGTTGAATTTTTGCATTCAATTCTTCCATATTACGAATGCCCATAATTTGTCTCAATTCATTTATACCACCACCTACAGCATTCGTAATTCTGCTCACAAATGATTCATCATATTGATTAGTAAATTGTTCCGATATTGGTGTATCAACGATAGCATGTATCTGAATTGGCCATGATATACTAGGAGGACTACCAGCTCCACACTCTGAAGCAACTTGACCAAGAACGCTATTTAATCGAGTATTAAATTGAGCAGTAGCATCTCGTAATGTATATAATTGAGGACCTGTTTGTGTATTAGGAACACATGCATTAACCTGTATTGTGTAAAATGAACTGTCCATTATATCTTGATAAATAGATTCATCACCATTTACTTTAGATGGTGCTGGAATTCCTATTTTATACATATTGTCATACCTCACCTTTAAAATTCGACCCTCTCCATTGAATAACCGAGTATATGCAAATGTTTATGTTGTTTGAATATAATTATCTATATAGACATCGAATAACAGTCTTATGCTCGTTTTAAATATCAGCATGAAATGGACTTGATCCTCTATGAACAACAGTAGATCCACCGTTTTGAGCAACATTTGCTACACTTGGTGCATTTACTATGGTAGCCGCTACTGTATTTACAGTTTGTTGCATCTGTTGCATAGATTTTTGTGTTGCAGTCTTTAAATGTCTAGCAGATTGAGCTAATGCTTTACTTGTCTTAGCTTGCATTTCAGTTTCTGGTTTTGGTTGTTCAGTTGCTTTCTTAGTCTCTTCTGCATTTGGTTGCAAATATGATACATGTCGTCTTACAACTTGTTCTATACCGTTCGGTAAAACTTTAGCTAATGTATTAAGAGCAACTGATGCACCTTTACCTACAATTGGAATTTTAGTTATTGGAGACAATATCTTGAATAGTATAATAAATGGAG